TTGATAGCGTTGTGCAGCCAAGCCAGTAAAGCCTGATACTGTCTGCTTGAGAGCAGGCGATACCATCAATACGGAAGGTGTGCCACCACTAATGAATACCTTGCTGATAACATCCTTGAGGATGGTTTCAGTAAAAGTACGAGTTGTACCATCGGTACGGACTGATACACCAATTGTGGTTGGGTCTACACCAGCAGTTGTGCCAGCAGACTTGTTGGTGTTTGTCTTGATGTAAGACAACAACGAACTCATCTTACGAGCTACAGAGCCAGATGTACCTGCTGCTTGAGCTTGGTTAGCGGTAATGATTGTCTCAATATCACGCTTGATCTCAGCAGAAGCCTTAGCCAACTGGTAAGCCATCTCAGACTTACGACCAGCAAGGTCAGAAGCCAAGAGAGTACCAGAAACCATAACAGTCTTACCAACGATCTGTGTAAGGTTGCCAAGGCGTGTGGTTGGGGTGATTGTTGCCTCAGAAGCACTTGCACCTTCAACTAATGCGTTGGAAGTGGTAGCTGCTGCGAGGGCATCAGTCTGCCATTCGTGATTAACGGAAGTCGCTTTGGTTTTGCCAATAGACGACATGATTGGGGTGTCGGTAGGGCTGATGTCATAAATAACATCGGTTAAGTCCTCACGCGCACCAATAGCGGTATAGCGATCATATGCTGCCATGATTAAATTCCTTTATAAAAATCGTTCAAATAAACGAACTGCATCCTTTTTATTGCCAGATTGGCGTAATGCAGCTCTTTCTTTTTTTAATGCTTCATTATCAGAACTCTGCGGATTAGAAGTTCCTGGTCGAATAGTCTTAGGAGCAGTAGCTACTTTCTTAGAAGTAACACCCTTGTTTGCCATCAACTTATCGTACTGTGCTGCTTTATAGATCATGAGTACAGCGCGACTATCGTAAACCTGAGACAACTCTTGATCTGAGAATCCTTGAGCCTTTGCATAATTGCGTATGTCTCTACGGATTACTTCGGCTTTCACATCGTCTTTAAACTCTGGGATAGCCTCTACAAGTTTTGCCTGCTCTGCTTGGATATGCTTTTGCAATTGTGCTTGTTGGTGGGACTGCTGTTCTTGTTGAACTCGCTGTCTTTCCATCTGCACCGCTTGCAACTGCTTATCTCGTTCCATCTTCTCTCCCATTGCAACTGCGTAAGCAATCGGATCTTCTGCCTTGAGTGATGCTAGGTCTTGGCTTTGATCTTGTTGCTGTAACAATTGTTCAATGACTTGGAGTCGTTGGGCATAGGTTTCTCTGGTCTTTGCTGCTTCATCAATCTTTACTCGATCAGCCTCTACAGCCTTTCGTTGTTCCGCTAAAGATTGAGTTTTCTTCTGATAATCGGCAGTCCTACTGTAACCATTCAAAAGTTCATCAAGGCTAACTTCCACTTCTTCACCAGAGACTTTAACTCGGTATTTGGGGAGTTCCTCTACTTCTTCTTCTTGGCTTTCAGCTTCTTCTGCACTTACATCTTGCTCCTCGGACTCGGCAGAATACTCTGCCTCACTAGGTTCTGGTTGGGCTTGCGCCTCCTCCGCTTGTGGTTCAAGAAAAGACATAAATGCATTAGCTGCACCTGATACAGAATTGTCTACACTCCCTTGTGGGTTGGTGTTTTCACTCATTTTCGACCTCTATGGTTGTTAAAAAACCTTTACACGCTTCTTTTCAATTTCGCCATTGTGTGCGATTGATTGAATAGATGCTTCAAATTCCTCTAGTGCCTTTAGTTTTACTAAGGCTTTCTCTCTGCCTTCTACATCATGCTCGGCAGAACTAAAGATATACGACTTGAATGAGTCTTTCTGAGCCTGTAACAACTCTTGGAAAAACTCATCACCTAATAATGTTTTAGCTCTATCTACTTTGTTCATCCAGGTATCCTGACATCTCCGCTAATTTTAGCCCCGATTTGTGCTGCCTTCAATTGGGCTTCTGCTTGGAACTCTGCTGTCTTGAGTTCTAGGTTAGCTGCTGCCTTCTCTCTTTCGAGTTGGATAGAGGCTGCTGCTTTTGCTTTAGCGATTTCGATGTCGTTAATGGCTTTGGCTCTGTCTGTTTCGATCTGTGCCTGTGCCTGTTGCATCATCATATCTAACGCAGGGTTAGGCTGTTGTTGCTGTGGCTGTGGCTGAGACAACTGTTGGTCTAGCTCTGGTGGAATCTCTTTAAAGAACTCCATCGAGTCTTTGTACCCTGCTGCCTCGATAAACTTACCAAGTGTGTTGCGATACTGACCTACGCTGACTAACGGATTAGCAAAGCCTTGGGTTGTCAGAATCTGCTCTTGTTTCTGCATGACCATTGCTGCCATAGCCATCTTTTGATCTTGGCTACCTGTGCCTAGACCAACATTAACTGTTACATCGTAGTTGTTCTTCCACTCTCTTGGGTCGATAGAGACATACTTGCCTCGTAAACGAATGACCCTTGGCTTGTCCTGATACTTTAGGATCAAGTGGAATATGCCTGCGAATAAGTCTTTTACACCTGTATCGGCAAAGATTCTAGCAATCATCTCAAGTTTGCCAGAGCCTGCTTGTTGCATCATTGCAATCGCTGTGGCTGTGGTGTTTTGTAGAATGTTAGGATCTATGCCTTGGCTTGTCTGCGTAACACCTGAACGCTTCTGCAATACCTGATCCATGTAATCAAGCATTGGGAACGACTGTGATGCTGTTGCCGGTACAGATAATGGCTGAACCGCACCTTGAGACTTAATCCGCACTACACCGCCAGGCGATGAGGTTAGTAGGTCATCTAGGTTTACTTGTCCGTCTAGGGCTGTAACCCTAGGCATATTGGTTAGGTACAGGTTATCTAGGATCTGACGAGTAATCGTAGACTTGATAAGCTGTATGTCCATTGCTCTGTCGGCTAGACTCTGACCAAAGAACTTGTGTGGCATAGGAATCGGGCAGATGCTTGCAAAAGGAATGTGATCTGTTTCCTCGTTGTCAATAATTTGATCGCCTGCATAGACTACCTTGCGGAGTTCTGCAATCCCATCACCATCAAAGTCGGTACGAATATAGCACTCGAACAACTCTACTTCTTGCATCGTAAAGTCTAGGCTTTGTGTCTCGTCTGGCATCTCGCCTGCGCTGTACCTTGCCACTCTTTCAGGAGTGTAAGTAAGGTCGTTGTACGCTGGCATCTTGTCCACTTTGTCTTGTGGATAGCCCATAGCGATTAAGTCTGAACGAGTCTTAACTGTGCGATGTGCGACAAATCGTGCGTTCTTGATGCTCTTATCGCGCTTGGCGATTAAGAACTCCTCTGGTGGCACATTCTCTACACAGACCTTACCGACTTCTTTTTTCTTCTTGATAACTACATTGTATGAAAGGATAGGCATACCCATTGGGTCTATGCCGACTTCCTCGGTCTCTTGGCTGATTAACTCCATCTCGCCATCAGCAAACAGAAGTGTTAGTTCTTCTGCGTTCAGACCTTTGTATTCTTCCTTGGTAGGATCTTCGCTATCCTCCCACCAATACTTAACGATTCCATTCTTCTGTAAAAGTGCATCCTTCATCCAGTTATGTAGGATGATGACACCATCGTTATCGCTAAAGAACACATAGTTTGTCAGTTCAGTAGCTTGCTTGGCGAACTCCTCGTCTCCTGGCATCCTTGGCTCAAACCGACCTAATTCGTCTGATCCAGCAAAGATACGCATTAACTGAGGTAAAGCACCATCTACGACCTCGGCTACTTCGCCTGTTACGATCTTAGAACGACCATCTACCTCGTTGCCATACTCGTAACGATTGTAGTAGTTGATCGCCTTTGTGCGTTGCTCTACTGTTTCGGTCTCTACATAGCCGATAGAATCGTCTATCTCTGCTTCGAGAATGACCTTTAGTTTTTGTTCATCCATTTATACGATCCATGAAGTTTTTACTGTTATCGGTTGCGACCAAGTAGTGTTTTGTTCCATTCCTAATGCTAAATAACGAAAGCTGTCGCTTCCATGACTTGCCCAGTCGTGCATTGGCTTGTCAAAAAAGACATTACGCTTTTCATCGTAATCGCGCCTATAGTTCCTAAGGCAGTCTAGCCCTTGCTTTACCTGTGGCATATTGAACCAACATTTCGGTAAGAGTCTACGAACTGCCTGAATACCATCATCTACAGAAAGTCTTGGCAGAACCCGAACATCTAGTCCAGCTTCTCTCAACACTTCCAATCTGCTCTTGCCTGTGCCTAGTTCTCTTACTTCTACATCGTGTGGTAGGAGTTGTTCTGCTTTCTCCCACTTATTGTCTTTTAGCCAGTTAACATACCAATCAAGTCCTTGACCATGATTTTCTACATAGTCTAGGAGTCTTACTTCTTGTCCTGTTGCTTGTGCCACCCACAACGCTGTGCTATCACCCATACCCAAATCCCAAGCCACATAAGTTCTACAGAGATCATCTCTCGTAATGTCGCAAAGTCTACCTTTTTCTTCGAGGTCGTTGATGAGTTTTCCATAGTAACTCCCCTCTACTGCTGCATTAAAACTACACTCAAACTCTTGATTGTACTTATCGTCTCCCATTTCTTTTCTGGCAGACCATAACTCTTGTTCATCTAGCAGCTTTGTTTCGCTTGCCTTAAACTGTAATGCACTCCATCCTTCTTCTTTGCCTGCTCTGTCGAACAAGTCTTTGAAGTGGTTGTTTCCCTTGGGTGTGCCGATAAACAAGCACGACCCTTTTCTGTCTGCAAGAGCCGGTCTAATGATCTCGTTCCAAATCTTAGGATTCTGATCGCCAATTTCGTCTAGCACTACAGAGTCGAAATATTGTCCGCGCAAAGAGTCTGGGTTATCCGAGCCATAAAGCTGGATTCTCCTTCCGTAAAAATCTACTCTTAATTCCGCAATATTGGCTGTTGCATCCAATGGTCTACAGAAGTTTGTAAGGTAATCCCAAGCTACTCTCTTTGCCTGGCTATATGTCGGCGCGATATACGCATACCTAGGGTTAGGCTTATCGTTCTCCATCGCTGCTTTAATCAGCGCGTTTAGAGCCTGTACTGTCTTACCCATGCGCCTGTGTGCCACTACCACTACGAAACGATTATTCTCCATCGCCTCATGGATCTGTAACTGAGGTTCTCTTGGCTTGTAAGGGATAACGACTCGTTTTACCTCATCGTCTGCGTACTCTACTTCTCCCAAGCTACCACCATCTTAAAGATGCCACCTTCTGCATTGCTTAGTTCGGTAGTGTTAACAGGCTTACCATCTATCCTGTCCATGACTTCCTTGATTGCCCAAGGCTCTCCGGCTTCTGCTGACTTGACTAACTTCTCGGTAATGTTCCTGAGTTTCTTTCGATCCTCTTGTACTAGGGCTACTCTTAGTGCATCGTAAAAGAGTTTTCCCTTCTTACCATTCTGGTTGCCTGTAGGTGCGCCACCTTTATTAGTTGGCTCAACTTGTAGATTATTGTTTTCTGTAGAGTTTTCCATTCCATTCCCTATGGGTTGATGGTTTATGATGTTGCTATTCTACAACAGATTTTATAAACAAATGTAGTAAAATGTAGAAGTAAAGGAGGTGTTATGAAATTATCGCCAATCGTAAATGTAGAAGTTCCAATGTCAGCAGAGATGCTTCATGCTCTTAATCGTCAAGAAGCTATCTGTACTTGCAAAGGAATTGATACTGTTACTGTAGATTCTACAATTGCATTTTTGACAGAAAAATATAACTCTACATTTGCTGCACAATTTAAACCAGAATACTTAATATCCAAGAGCCTTTAATAGTTCTTCGTTAATTATTCCACCATAAGGCTTCATTTCCATTGCCCTTCTATCGGCTTGCGAGAAATTTTTAGGATCTGCAATTCCTCTTTCTTTTACGACTTGAGGAAGTAGTTCAAATACAGTTCTTGGTTGATCTATTATTCCTAAACCTTGTCCTGGCACACCTCTTGGATATGCTGGATGTCCTGATTGCATAATCATTGGAGCATCTGCAAAGATTTCTCCAATATTCATAACATCAAGAGTTGGTGCGTTTAATTGTTTTGGGTCTGCTACAGCTAATCTAGCCTCGCCAATGTTTAAACCGCCAACATCTCTAAACTTTACATCCATCTCATTCATAACTGCTTTTCTGACTGTGTCAGGAGCTTCTCTAAATTGTTGAATGCTTTCTCTAGAATCTATACCTTTCCAATCTGGAATAAATCCTTTAATTGTTTTATTTAATGCTTTTTTATCTGTTTTGCTCAATGCACTTTCTGCATAATTAAGCATAGTTTCATAAGTCATATTGGCAAAATCACCGCCAGATGGTGTCATTCTCCAAGGCAAATACAATGGATTTTGTCCTGTTGTATCTTTTAAATCTTTAGCCAACTCTAATATTGATTTTGTTGGTGCTTGAGCAGATGCCCATACTTGACCAGGATTATTAAACATATAGTCTTGACCACCAAGCAATCCAACTGGTCTATTTAAAACTACATCATTAATTTTTACCAACTCACCGCCTGCTGCAGTTCTATCAGACATACTTGTAATAAATGGTCTACCCTCAAAATCTACAAGAGACAGTTTTTGCTGTGCTGGTGTTCTTTGTCCTTCAATAACTGTGGTTAGATTTTTTAATCTTTCTTGCTCTCCAACTCTTGGATCAAATTTTGGATCAAAATCTTTTACTTTTGATACAACTGTTGGAACTTTACTAGCAACAGAACCCATAAGTCCTGGCACTTGTTCCATTAGCCTTGCAAGAGCTTGCCGGTCTCCTACATTGATACCGCCTTGATCCATTACTAGAGCTTTGTCTAGATCGGACATTTGCGTTTGTAGATTCTGTTGCGCTGACTGTGCCACATTTCTTGCATAGTCCATCACTTGTG